TCTTTTGAACTTTAATATCATCAAGATTAATAGTAACAGGAACCTGTGTTTCTCCATCATCGGGACAGGTTACATTTACTTCGATATCTTCACCAACAGACTTGCCACGAATATTCAAGAACAAATATTCAATATCAAAAGTAGGAAGGTTTTCTACTTTGATTCCTTTCGTCTTAATACAGTTCTTGATAACACTCTTGATAGCATTAGTAATCTGCTTGGTGTCCTCACTCTCAAGAGCGATGACCAAAATCTTTTCCTCTTTTACAAGGAAAGGTCTATATTGAATTGTTTCTCCTGTGGATGGCAATTCAAGTTCATATACCGGTGTGGCAATCTTAGGTAAAGGCATGATGTCCTATAGAAATTTCAGGTGTGATTATTTAGAGAGATTCCCTGGAAAGTCTTTCAGCTTCTGCTGGTGAAGCACCCAATCTAATAAGACCTTCCCTCTGTCTATTAGATTCATAAACACTACCACCTGGCATTCTATCGTAAGTAGATCCAGCAGTTTCTTGTCCAGTACTTAAAGCACCAGCACCTTCAAGACCAGGAAGAGTCAGGTTACTTGCATTAAATTGTGCCTGCTGTCCTGGCGTTTGAACTTGCGGTTGTGTAGTAGTATTTTTTCTATTGAGTTCTGTAATATAATATCTAATATAACTCATAGAGACAGTGACTTTCAAGAGAGATGATGCGTCAAAAGAGACTGGCATCGAACTGATAGAAAGAGGAAATGCTCTTACAAAATTATAAGTTAGTTGTTGTCGATAATCTCTTTCAAACTTTGTGACCTTCAGACCTTGATCCATAATGTAGTCATTTGGGTATCTTGCCCTATAGTTATAACTTCTTGATGCTATTTGATTCTCTGGTTCCTCAAGGTCTTCATTCATTATATAACTAATCCATGACTCAAAGAAACGGATCGCAGTATAGTTTCCAGCATCAACATAGAAAGTTAAATCTATTCTATCATCAAACTGTCTTCTATATGCGTGCTTTTCCGTTACACCAGTATGATCGTTGTTATTTACAAGAGTTGCCAATTGCGAACCTGGAAGACTTGCTTCACTACAAGATAAGTTAAAAGATCCTTGATCAGTACCAATGATACCCCTGAGTGCAGAAGGAAATGGTACTTCAACTTCAAAGTGAGAAGTAAGTGCAGGTCTTAATAATGCCGATTTGATTTCTGATACTGACTTTGCTGCAGGCATTTATAAATAATTTTTAACCTTATATATTATGTATGGCAGAAAGTATCAAGAGTAAATACAGACCGTCATTTCCAAGTAAATATAAGGGTGATCCCAACAATATTATATGCCGAAGTAGTTGGGAACGCAAGTTTTGTAGGTGGTGTGATCTGAACGAAAACATTCTCCAATGGGGAAGTGAAGAGTTTCATATCCCATACGTTTCACCTGTTGACAGAAGAATTCATAAGTATTATCCAGACTTCATCATCAAAGTAAAAGAAAGTACAGGTCAAATCAAGACCTATGTGATTGAAGTGAAACCGAAGAAACAAACTCAACCACCAAAGAGACCAAAGAGACAAACCAAATCATACATCTATGAGTGTACAACTTGGGAAGTCAACAAAGCAAAGTGGAAAGCTGCTCAAGAGTTTTGTGCTGATAGAAGAATTGAATTTAAGATCATCACAGAAGACGAGTTAGGTATCAAATGAATCGTATCGAACCCATAATCGATGAGTTGAATGAAACTCATGATCAAGAAGATCAGATGTTAATGATTATGGAAGCACTTAATAATACCGTCACACCAATTCCAGAGGTGGGTCAGTTCTGTACCTTTGTTTATAATGCAAAGACTCCTGGAATTTCTTATGACCAACATCCATTAGTCGCAGTAACAGAATTATATCGATGGGGATTTCGTGGACTCAACTTTCACTGGAGAGATTATAGACAATATACTTGGGAAGAACTTGCAGGTCAAGTTTATATTGTACAAAAGGATGAACTGGATGATCTTCTCTCTGTTCAGTATGGAAAATTCATACTAAATAAATAAAAAACTTGTGCAATAATGGGTTTATTCGGAGCAGGCGATCCACCATGTCCAGCAGGAAGTATTTGTAGCGGTCAAGCGGCAACAGATGTTGGTGCTGATAAAACAAAGATATACCATGCAAGTGCAACAACATTAAAAAGTGATGGAACGTCTGCCACTGATGTTTATATCATCAAAGACGGAAGTTGGCAAAAAGCAGCAACTACAACTGATGGTGGAAAAACATATACCTATGATGATAATGTAGCAGGCGCTGGTCTCAAACAAGATCTTAGTAATCCTCAATCAGCAATACATAAAAACGTTGATGCTAATGTAAACAAAGCAGCAGATAAAGCAGGTGTACCTCAACAAGAGAAAGATAAACTTATAGATACAAATCCAAATAAAGCTAATAATGAGGAAGTGTCTGGTGATACGCAACCAGCAGCACAACCACTTTCTATTAAAGACAATAGCAATACAAGAAAAGATTTTCCAGATTGTGTTTATCCCTTAGATCTTGGACAAACAAAACAAGATGTAATTAAATTTACGATGCTTGAGTATCAACCGAAAGATATTGATCAAACTGACTTTGGTAAATTTGGAACTTCAGATAGAGAAAGTTTTGAAAAAAGAACAAGTATAGGAACAGTTATCTTACCAGTTCCAGGTGGCATTCAAGACAGCAACACAGTTCAGTGGTCTGGGCAGTCAATGAATGCCGCAGAAGCATATGCTGCAAATCTTGCATTGTCTGGAATAACAAAAGGTGCTGATGCATTTTTTCAAAAACTAAAGTCAGGAGCAAATGCAATTTCAGGAAACACTGGTGAAGTTGGGACTGCTGTTGCAACTGCTTTCGCTGGAGCAGCATCGGGAGTGGGTGGTCAACTCTTAACAAGAGCAACAGGTGCTGTTATTAATCCAAACCTTGAACTTTTATTCTCTGGCCCAGCACTTAGAACATTTCAGTTTCAATTCAAACTTAATGCAAGAGAAGCAGCAGAGAGTAAAGAAATTGTAAAAATTATTAGATTTTTCAAACAAGGATCTGCTGCACAAAGAAGCAACTCTAACTTGTTTCTAAAATCTCCACATACATTTGGTATACAATACCTGTATCGTGGTCCTGAAGGTGGTGAAAATCCATTCATGAATAAAATAAAAGAGTGCGCTTTAACAGCAGTTTCAGTTAACTATACACCTGAAGGCAATTATTCCACGTTCGATGATGGTGCAATGACATCATATGAATTAACTTTAGCATTTAATGAACTTGAACCAATCTTCAATAATGATTATGCACAGGACAACGATGCCACAATAGGTTACTAAAATGTCAAACTATTTCAAACAACTTCCAGATTTTGAATACGTTAGCAGACTTCCTGATGCGAAGATCTCTGATTATATTAAAGTAAAAAACTTATTTAAGAAGGGAAAACTTAGAGAAGATATCTTCCAAAGTGTTGCAGTCTTTGAGAAATATCAAATCAGAGGAGATGATAGACCAGACAATGTAGCATTTGATGTTTATCAAGATTCCAAATTAGATTGGTTGATTCTTGCTTGTAATAATATTCTCAATATACAAACAGAATGGCCAATGAGACAAACTGATTTTGATAGATTTATGTTGGAAAAGTATGGCAGTTATGATACCCTCTTCAATGGTGTTCATCATTATGAAACCACAGAAATAAGAGATGGAAGTGGTGTTGTTATGATGAAAGCAGGTCTTAGAGTCGGAGAAATTTTTCCATTCTCATATACAGATACAAAGAGTGATGTTGTGTTTACTTTATCAAATATCTCCACACCAGTCACAAACTATGAATATGAATCTCAACTTGAAGATGATAAGAGAAATATATTCATACTCAAGGCAAGATATTTGAATATTGTACGTGATGATATGGAAGAGATGATGACATATAAAAAGGGTTCCAGTCAATATAAGACTGAAACCCTGAAAACTGCTGATAATATTAGACTATTTCAATAGTAGATTAGCATACGCTGCCACCACTAAAAGAGTGAGGCAGAGTTGGTTGTACTTCATCGTCCAAACTTACGATCCATTCGGAGTTTAATATAATACATTCCGATTACCCAAAGAGAGAAGAGGAACCCCTCTGCATAAGACATGGAGTTCCAAGCGTGTACTGCTTCACCCATCACTCTTCAGCAAGACGCTGGAAGTAGGACAGTGCATCATCTTCATCTTCATCAGACTTAGAAGAACCAAGAGAACTCA